CATACGCTATATGGGACGGCATCCCCAACAAGAGAAAGGGAGTTCATCCCGGTAGGTCCGCTTGGATTTCATCCATCATCATCGACCATGCAGGATGGGAAGAAAGATACAAGCGGGACCTTGGAGAAATGACTCGGCTTGCTACCTTGCGGAAGACTCAACTTGAGACCATGACTAAAGCGAGAGACAAGCTGCAAGAGATTGTGTTGGAGTTGACAGAATGAATAAAAACCAGATGAAAAAACAACTACTTTGGCTGATGGCCAATCATGTCTTTAGCGACGTGTTTGATATTGAGTATGGAGACAACTTTGATGGAAACGTGACCGAAGCGAGGATCGCCCGATGGGAGCGCGTTCAACGAGAACTCATGAGGGAGTTCAGAAGAAGGTCACGGTAGAGATTTTCTTTATATGTGGTACGGGCCAGTTTAGGCCAAAATGAGGCAAATAGGTGGGGGTAGAGAGGGACGTTTTAGCCCCATCTCTTCGACGGGTCGACACCGAACGCGGTTCGCATGGTGTCAAGGAACTGGCCCCAAACCGATGTCGTCCCACCCGCCTCAGCGCGTTTCTCGGCCATGGTTTGACTTTTCTGTTGATACTCTGTCAACCATGGCGCAAAGTCTGCAGGTGTTGGGAGGCCTGTCTCGATACCCATGAACTCTAGCAGCATAGCGATAGAATAGAAAATCCCAATCATCTCGGTCGGGTCTTTCATTTGCTTGGTGAGTTCCGGGATTCCTATACCTTCCATCAGGCGCCCCGCATTACCCATCATGTAAGCGGTCATGTAACTCTCAAGCAACTGTCGCTCTTTATCCTGTAATCGAATGACGTACTCGATGGTTTCTTTCGGTTTGTTCTTCGACATCGGATCACTCCGGTGCTTCAGGCCAATTGTCTACGGCATCGTTTGCCTCTGTGAAATCTTGAGGGAGGTCTCTCAGGGCTTGACGGTAGTCCTTCCAAGCCTGACTCATCGTCCTATCCTTGACTGCTCGCCAATCGGAATCGGCAAGCGCCTTGTCACGATTGAAACGCACATCTTCCCAAGTGACATCGCGGAAGGTTTCCTCAATCAGAGTCTCGCCGTCATAATGTCGGGTATTCCTATACATTCTACCACTCCAGTAATATCGACGGCGTCTCTGAAAACACTGTTTCAAGGTCGGTTGCATCTACCGTTGAAGGTAAGGTGTTGTTTGATGACTGAAGTTCAAGGTGTGTCTTCGTGTCCTCGGTTGAGTTAGTGGGTCCGGCTCCGCAAGCGTAGGAACTCTTTGCGCTACGGTAGGAAGCAGCTACTGACGTACTCCGGCAGTAGCAGACGAAATAGAGTTGGTTTTTCGTTAACGCTGGCGTCCCGCTGAAACTGGTCTGCCTGATGTCACCGGTTGAGGTGAGGTCCATATCGCAGGAAGCAATCAACGTTGTAGGAAGTCCGGTATCATCATCGGCGTTGTAGAATCCAATCTTGAGGTTACAGGTTGAAGCGGCGGCTGAACTCACGCCGATTGTCACGGCGTCCACAGTTCCGGTGTTCGGGGCATAGAACGCTTGGAAGCAGGGTTCATCATCGGCGTTGTCAGTATCTCTCAGGGCTATCCCAAACGGTGCGGCGACTGAAACGTCGTAGGTATCGTAGCTACTGCCCCCAAGAATCCCTAACTGGTTGACTCCACCACCCCCACCGGCTTCTAGAAGCCCCGTCCATTCACCGGCTGTAACCAATCTGGCGAGGTTAACGAGTACGAGGCGACGCAACTCATCTTCATTCGCTTCCTCGACGTTGATGGGGTTCCCTGTGGCTTGGATATTAGCGAAGGTGACATTGTCTAAATCTAGATTCTGAAGGTTCGTATAGACCCTAGGAGACTTCTTATTTGCGTCTGGTAGTGGCATACGTTCACCCTAGGAGCCCATTCCACTCGCCCTTGACGCACATTCTGGCGAACATCACCAAAACGAGGCGGCGCAACTCGTCTTCATTGAGGTGTTCGATACTGATTGGGTTGCCAGTGTTAATCATGTCATCATCATCTGCGGCTAGAGTCTGCAAATCTATGTTCTTGAGTAACTTATACACGCGCGGGGATTCAGCCGGAGCGTCTGGTAGTGGCATTATCTCATCCCCATTACTATCATGACAAAGCCCCAGAAGTTGTTGGGGATGCCCACAGCAGCCTGTGGACTAACAGGTACAGACGGTGCAGGCCCTGCCCCGTTACCGTTGCCTATTGGTCCGGGGTAATTCTCGTAGGGTGAATCCTGATACCCCGGTTTAGGTGATGTTACTCCCCCATATCCGGGTAGTTGCTGACTGCCAACTTGGACCATCGCCGACACCTCACTTGAGTTGCTTTGAACGCATCTTACAGATTCGCTCGATGCTGTCGAGGTCTTTGGTTGAGATGAAGTCCCTCATGTAGAGTTTCTTGGCTTTGCTTAGAATCTCCGCCATTCTTCGGCGTCCTGCCGCTTTGGTCATGCGTGGCATTCAATCACCCTCAAGCGTTAGTCAAGAATTGAGCCTTGTAATTCAGCGCGATGTTTGTTGAGGCAAAAGAGAAGAGCGGCTGTTGAACAATCGGGTTCGTTGCACTGCAAGAGCCTACGACGTTACCGAGTGCGTCGACAACATAGAAGCCCTGCGTCTCAATCTTGTTGCCGTCTACAGATGTACCGAACCATTTCACGATTCGCTGTCCTTGCAGAGTGTCTCCGATAGAGTTGCCAGTTTGTAGGTCAACCAGTTCGTTGGTTGCGCCACCGGATGCTGTGACTACGAAAATTCGTGAAACTCCGCTTGCAGTGTAGCAAGCCATTGCGGCTTCTCTGTCCGCGGCGGAATTATTCATACACCGGACAATGTCTCCGGCCTTCAGAGTGTAAGGTTGGCAGAGCGCGGGTTGTCCGTCAGAGACAGCGCCCTTGACAGACCATGGTATGATTGCAGCTATTACGCCCTGCGAAAGAATGTAGCAGTAGCCGACGCCGTTGTCGCAGCTCACGAGGCCAGCGGTGACTGTCTTTCCGGGTGCGAAATCTCCCACATTCTGAGCTGAAACACTGTAGACCGTATCGAGGGTGAGGTTGGACTCAGTACCTTCGGCCAATTCTGCCTTGAGGGGTATGTTTGTGCCATCGCTGCACACGAGGTTTCCTGTGACTGTGTTTGTTGCCATAGCCCTACAACCTCACTCCAATGCCTAGAGGCTTCATTAGGTTCCTGTTGACGTTGCTGATTGGCTTGCGTAGGAGTTTCTTGGCGAATTTGAAGGTAAGACCGATGCCTATTGCTTGCACAGCCATTGCTTGATAGTTCGCAGTGAAGTTTGCTTGCATGGTATCGAAGGACGAACCGGGCTGGCTGATGATTGATTGAAGGCTCAGACCGCCGTTAGTGGTGGTCATGGCAGTTGACCCAACTCCCGCGTCACCAAATCCGAGTAATCCCACCGGGGAATTTCCAAACACACCACTTGTGATTGTGGTTGCGTATGCGTAACTCTCAGCGAGATTAATGAGACTCATTGTCTTCGGACTTCTTCGGCGTTTTGCCTTCCTTCTGCGTGCCATATCGCGTGTTAAGAAAGACCTCGCTAATATAACTTCACTCAATATCGGTCGTGCTGGTGAATTGTCCATTGGCGCCGCGCTCTGTTATCGTCGCGTCTATTGTATTCATCTTTTGTTGAGCCATTCCTTGAATTAACTGCGCTATCGCGCCTTGTATTGGGTTTGGCGGCTCAAATTCTGCTAGTCCACCGCTCATTAGTTTGTCAACGAGGGCTTGAATCGCTAATGCGAGTTTTTCATCTATGTCAATGAGGGCTTGTTCAAGGTACATTCTAATCCAGAGGGCAAAACCACCCAAAGAAATCAGGTTAATTAGCATCAAAGTGGCTAAAATAAGGGTATCTGGCAGGACCATGTATGCATACCACCCGCCTACCGCCCATATACATACCTCAGAGGGGCGAATTTCGCGGGTGTGGGGGTGCCTGCACCCCCGGACACCCGCCATCTTGATACCCGGTGACTAATTGGGCTTGAACAGGTACAACGGTGGGGGGGTGGTGTGGCTGAAGGGGCGGAGCCCCTGAAGCCACAGGTCGAGATACTTCTAGCCGCTATATTAATAAATAAAACAGTAGTCGCAGGGTTCAGAGGCGAAAAATATGAAGACCAAGAAAGAATTGAGAAGAAAACTAAGATTGTATGAGAAGGCATGGTTCCTACTCTCCCAAGCCGACCCTGAACTATACCGAAAGTTAACTGAGGAAGTCTGCGGAGTGATTGAATGAAGGAAGTCGATGATACCCCCGTAGGTGAAAGTGAAACTGAAGTAACAATGACCGACATTATGGATGCCAGAGAGTGGATAGCTGAGGCAATGGAGCGAATAGCGGCACTGGATAAGCGGATTGCGCACCTTGAGGTCAAAAGAACGCCAGCAGACAACAACATGGATGACCCAGAGTGGTACTGATGAAGTGTGAAATGTATTGTGAGTTCTGCAATAAATTAATGGGTGAAATATACATTAGCGCTTGCCCATATAGCGGAATTACGAGGCGATTAGCATGGAATTGCGTTGGATGTTACAAGGGGGAAGAATAATGCCCGGAATGACTGCGAACCTGACCCCTGAAGCATACGCTATATGGGACGGCATCCCCAACAAGAGAAAGGGAGTTCATCCTGGTAGGTCCGCTTGGATTTCTTCCGTCATAATCGAACACGCTGGATGGGAAGAGAGGTACAAGCGAGACCTCGGTGAAATGACTCGGCTCGCTACCTTACGGAAGACTCAACTTGAGACCATGACCAAAGCCAGAGACAAACTCCAAGAGATTGTGTTGGAGTTGACTGGTGATGAATAGACGAGACATGAAAAAATTGATTCAACGAGAATTAGGGTTTTTCTTGAACAACAAGAATCAGAAGTGGAGTTCAATTCCTGATTGGTTTCATCACCTGCGCTTAATGGCCTTCAGAGGTGAGGGAACAACTGCGGAAAAACTGAGATTAGACGAAGTTATGACTGAATTTATGATGGAGTTAATCACCAAAGGCGGCGGGTTCAAATGAGCAGAAAATTGTCGATAATTTTGAAAAAGTGCGTTTTTACACCCTGTGTGAAGGGTACTTACTGGCTATTTAGCCCCATCTCTTCGACGGGTCGACACCGAACGCGGTTCGCATGGTGTCAAGGAACTGGCCCCAAACCGATGTC